CTCGACGTCGGAGGCCGCGGCGCAATCCATGACGCCGATGAGCTCGCCGTTGTCGATGTCCGCGAAGGTCGTGTCGTCGATGCTCCAGTGAGCGTACAAGAACGCGGGACCGTCGGCGGCCGCGAGCGTCGTCTGGATCCAGGAGAACGCCAGGCGCTCGGGTTGCGGGGCGGCGCCCAGGTCGAGCCCGACCGCGGCGACGCCGCCGAAGAGCCCGGTGTTGTTTCCGTCGGTGACGTCGACCGTCGGCATAGTGATCGCCGGCCCGGCGACGTCGATGTCTCGCCCTAGATCTTGCGCCATTATGAATCCCTCGCCGCGAACCAGTCGGCGCGGCTAATGTTCGTACCGTAGCCCCAGAGGATCTCGGCGCGGCTTCCTGGGACGTCGATGAGCGCCAACATGACCGCGTTCATCGCGTCCCGATCGGCGGCCGCCCAGATCGAGGCGTTGCCGGGGCCGGTGAGCCTGGCGCGGAGGTCCGGCGTCACGGCCAGGCTCGAGCCGTTGTTCGCGGAGTTCGCGCCCGTCATCCAGCGGATCCACTCCTGTTCGTCGATCGAGAGGTTGTTGTAGGCGTCGAAGGTCGTCTGGCTCCGGACGCTGGCCGGGTCGATCCCAGGCTTCGAGACGAGCGTCGCCGGGTTCTTGTCGTTGATTAGCGCCAGGAGCGCGTCGGTCTCCGCGACTACCGCGGCATAGCCGAGGGCGGTCGGGTCGACCGCGACTTCGCTCTTCAGTTCGGCGAGATCGTTCGGATCATTTGCATCGAAGGCCATAGTCTCATCCGTATCCGAGGCGGTCGTTCTCGGCCGCGTCGTTCAAATAGCCGACGGCCCTCATCTGGCGCTTCGTGTCGCCCGCCCAGGCTTGCGCCTCTCGAGCGGCCAGGCGGGCGCCGGTGTACCAGGTGAGCGCGTCGGAGTAGTGGAGCTTCACGGTGAGCTCGTTGAAGACCAGGACGACCAGGCGCCCCTCGAACTTCACCGACCAGGCCTTCACGTTCGAGACCAGGTTCGAGCGCCGGAAGCGCCGGTTCGGCTTGAGCTTCCTCGAGGAGTTGTTGACGCGAGCGAGCTCGCGCCAGGCCTGGGGATCGTGACCGTCGACGCGGCTCGCCATCTTGCCGGCGAGCTTCACGCCGGCCAGGATCTCGAACGCGGTCTGGTACGGGATGACGACACGATGCTCCCCGAAGGAGAAGAGCGCCATGTCGAGATCCGATCCGCTCGTGACCGACTCCTTGAGGAAGACGTCGGACATCTCAGTCGAGCGAGATGTCGAGCGCGCCGATCGCAAACTCGGGCGTGATCCCGATGTTGACGATCAAGTCCGAGAGGAGCTGGCTCCAGATCTGCAACACGCCGGCGCCAGCCGAGGCGAAGCCGATCCCGACGTCCGTCTCGGTCTCCGGTCCCGAGGTTGAGATCGGGAAGGTGATCGGGGCGTCGTTGTCGACGTTGCCGGACGCAACGGTCCAGCCGGCGACCGATCTCGCGACGGGTTGCCGGGCGTAGCCTGTATACGCCGCCTCGTTGTCCGTCTGGAGCGTCGAGGCGTCCGTGAGGGCGTCGCCCGTGTGGAGCGAGATGTGGAAGTTGTTCGCCGCGACGGAGGGCTGGAGCCCGCCGGCGTCCCCGACGTTCGGGGCGGCGATGTTCGTGAAGATTAAGTCGAGGAGGTCGTCCTCGAAGAGGTCAGTCGCGCCTGTCATGGTCTACTCCTCGGCGGCGGCGGATGTTGCCATCTGCCCGGTGAATACTGCGACGGCTCCGACATCTTCGGCCGCCCCTTTCGCCTCGGCTTTGCTTATTGCGTCACGCAATGCTTTTCTCTCGGCGCCCTGGGTTGCGGCGACCGCGCGTTCGTGCGGCGTCGCGGCGTAGAGGACGGGATAGTCTTCCCGGCCCTTCGCTTTTACTCGTGCCAGGTGGGCCTCTTTTCGAGTCGCCCTGGCGGCTGGTGACATTCTCATTGCGTTTTGCTCCTTCGGTTTGCGGTCGAACGATAACACGCGGCCCGTCTCGAGTCGCGCGCGTGGAATTGTGGGAGGAAGTGGGACGCGATCATGTGAAGACACTCGTCCCGATGAGCGTGAGCTTCCCGCCGAGCTCCTGGAAGTAGACGTTGAGAGCTCCAGCCGGAGCTCCGGCGTCGCGGGTGATCTGGATGTTCTGGTCGCGTCGGAAGTGATGACGGAGCTCGAGCTTCGAGCCCGAGGCGCCGGCGTCGACGTTGACGATCGGCGTGATCCCGTCGGTGATCCCGTAGTCGGCCGCGACGATCGCGGCGTTGAGCTCCAGGACGAAGCGCCCGTTCGACGGGAGCGTGAGGGTGTTCGCGCTGGATCCGCCGGCGGCGGTGTTGCCGAAGAGGAACGGCGCGAGGGGCGTGATCCCCTGGCGCGTGAACTCGGAGAGGTCTCGCTTCGAGCGCCTCTTCGCCCGCCGATAATAGGCGAGCTTCCGGTTCGCGTCCGGCCCCGACGGAAGGCTCACGGCCTACTCGGCCGGGGCGGGTTCGGTCGGAATCACTCCGGGGCCAGTAGGGCGAGACATCCCGCGGGCGTTCTTGCGGACCATCGCCGCGTCGATCGGCGACTTGCCGGCGAGCGCGAGCATCCGCTTGATCGTCTCGGGGTTCGAGGCCCTGGTCCGTCGGAGGTTCTTCTGGCTCTCGATGTAGCCCTTGACCGCGACGGTGTGATGATCCGATTCGCCCAGGTGAGGCCAGAGCTCGTCGGACAATGCTCGGAGCTCGTCCTTCTTCTCCTGGGTCTGGGCGTCGAGCTCGTCGATCGCTCCCTGGGTCTCGGACATCTTCGCCCGGATGTCGGCCTTCCGCTTCTGTTCGGCGGCGTCGGCCTCGGACGGTTCCGGAGCTCGAGGAGCGGCGGCGATCGCGGCCTTCCGCCTGGCGGCGTCGGCTTTTCGCTTCTCCTTCTGGGCCTGGGTCCTGGGCTTCCTGGTTGCCGCCGGTGCTGGCGCGGCTTCCACTGGAGGCTCGGGGTCGACCGCGGGCGGATCCTGGGGATCGGTCGCGGCGTCGTCCGCCGGCGTCTCGGCCGGGGTCTCGGTCTCAGTCTCGGGCGTCTCCGCCTGGGTGCTCTCGAGGGCGTCCTCGAGGGCCTGGTCTTCGGGTGTGCTCATTGGTCGGGTCTCCAGGTTGAAAGGGTGAGCCGCGCCTCACGCGCGGCCTCCGACACGGATCGGGATGACTCAGAACTCGGTCGTCACGAGGCGCGCGGCCTTGATTTGTTTCCGCTCGGGGAAGGTTCGCGCCCAGTTGTTCACGCCGTCGGCGGCCTCCGCGTTCGTCGGGCCTCCGTCCGGGTTCGCAACGGATCCAGCGAGCCAACGATGGCCGACTGGGTGCATGGACCACTCGATCCTCGAGAAGAGCTCCTCGCCGCCGGCGCCGTTACCCTGGCCGGGGAATCGCTCGATCTCGGCCGGGACTTTCGGGTTCCCGACGCCCCAGCGTGAGGCCATCGGTCCGAAGATCCAGGTGTCGAAGACGCCCGCCGCGTTCGGCATGGTGTCGTCAACGATGACACGCCGGCCGAGGAAGGTCGGGACCGCGGCCGCGTTCGCGTTCACGGCGTCCGGGACGAAGTCGATGAGGTTGTTCTTCTGGGCCTTCGAGTAAACGATCGAGTGCATGAAGACCGCGACGAAGTCGTCCTGGGAATCGCCGGCGGTCGTGATGGCGTCGATGAACGCCTCCGCGGAGAAGTCCGTGACGCCAGCCGTGAACGCGCCCGAGATGTCGACCGTGAGGTCGTCCTGGGCGGCGTTGTTGGTTATGCCGGCGCGCGGGTCGTCGTTCGGCGTGACCTGGGCGTTGTCGGCGAAGATGCCGGTCCAGGTTGAGACGAAGATCGCCTGGAGACGTCGGCGCCAGTAGGCCGCCACGTTCGCCGCGATCGCGTTCGCGGGGTCATCGCCAGCAAGGGCGGCCGCGAGGTCCATCGTCTGCCAGGACTGGTTCCGCGACAATCGGGTCGCGATCTCCTGGTTCGACTGGATCTTCGCCGGCGTCGCAATGATCGCCGGGTCGTCACTCGAGACTCGGTCCGCGAGGACGTTCGAGTCGTCGTCGTTGTCACGCCACGAGGGCGCGTTGAAAGTTGTCCCGCCGCCGGCCAGGAACCCGTCAAGGGCTGGATCACGAACAACGACGCCCGAGTCGATCAAGGCGGTCTTCTGTTCTGTGAGGGTCCGAACGTAAGGGGCGAAGATCTCCGGGACGACTACGTCCGCGACTCTGACTTCTGCCATGAGGTGTTACTCCTTCAAGTGATGGATCCGGAGCCCTCACGGCGCGCGGCTGGTTGTCCGGGTCGAGTCTACCTCACGGGAGACGTCGCGCCCAGTCCTACGCCGGCGGCCTTCATGAGGCGCTCGGCCTCGGGCTTGTCGGCGGCGTATTGTTTCGACTGGTTCGTCACGTTCCAGCCCTTCTTCGACCAGGGGTTCGCCCCGGTCAGATCTCCGGATCCTCCGGATCCGCTTCCCGCGTCCGCGCCAGCGCCGGCCGACTTCGGCCAGAACATCCGGAACTCGGGAACGCGCGCCAGGCTCGAGAAGTAGTCCTCGGGCGCCTGGTTGGGCGTCACGCCCTTCCCGGCCTCGAGCTTCGTCACTACGTCGCCCGCCTGGGAGACCTCGAACTTGTCCTCGATGAGCTGGACGAGGTTCGCGACGCCGTCGGGACTCGCTCCCGCCTTCGTCGCCGCCTGGGTCAGTGAGTTTGTGATTGTTGTCGATCGACTGGTTCCCAGGGCCGCGTCCCGCTCCTTCTCGAGGAGCTCGTTCTTCTCGGTGAGGCTTGCCAGGTTCCGCTCCAGGTCGTGAAGACGTGCGGATACGTCTCCGCCTGGATCTGGCTCTCCCTTTCCGTTCGGCTTCGCCGTCGCGACTCCGAACTTCTTGAGAGCATCCTCGACCGTTGTCATGAGCTCGTCGCGGGTGACTCCGGCGCCGGTCTTCCGACTCACGTCGGCGGCGGCGTCGGCGTATCGCTTCTTCAAGGCCTCGGCGTAGTTGTCGAAGTCGTCCTGGGTCTTCATGCCTCCGACCTGGAGGACGAACTTCCCGTCGATTTCCTTGTAGTGGTCCCCGAATCCCTCGGGGATCTTCGCCTTGTCGTCCAGCATTGCTTCGAGTGTCATGACCTACCTCTCACGGGTTCGTCGCCGATAGTACGCCCGGCGGATCCATTTAACAATAATACAGCCGGGCGTCTAGTCGGGCGCCGGGATCCCGAGGTTCTGGAACGCCGAGGGCTTCTGGTCGTAGAGCTGGCGAAGGGTGAGTCGCTGGCCGCCGTTGTCGACGAAGCCGGAGACGTCGAACTCGCCGGCCCGGAAGAGGCGCGCGCGGGTCCGGCCCAGGACGTTGTCCTGGAAGGCGACGTCGGAGTTCCGGAGGAAGGTGTCGTAGTTCGTCGACGCCGGGACGCGGCCGATGAGCTTCGCCACTTCGCGCCGCCTGGCTGGGCCGCGGAGCTTCCCGAGCCGGCCCTTGAAGTTCTGGGAGGCGGGTCTCTTCCCCAGGGGTCGGCCGTCGATGACCGGGACGCGGATCGACCGACAGTTCATGTGGATCGGCGGGATCGGGCCGTCGCCCGTCTTGAACTCCTGGCCGTCCAGGCTTTGACACACGGGCGTCGTCCTGGAGTCCAGGGTCGCGACGTAGAGCTCGCGGGGGATGATCCGCTTGTTCGCGAGGTAGACGTTCTGGCGGACCGCGTTCGAGATCGCGCTCATCGAAGTTTGCGCGAGGGTCTGGGCTCCGCGCCGGGTGATCTCGCGGACGCCGTCGGTCCCGTTGAGGGCTCGAGTCCCGAAGATCCTCCGCCCGATCTGGGTCGGGGTCTCGTCGAAGAGCATCCCCTGGCGGATCTGGTCCATCATGCGCCGGCGGTCCCCGACCTGGTAGGTCCCGAGCCAGCCGCGGAGGAGCTTGTTCTGGAACGGCCGGGCGAACACGACGCCGCGGATCGTCTGGGTCGGCGGGAGCTTCGGCCCGAACACGACCGGGAGCGACTCGGCCAGGAGGCCGGCGATGTAGGCCGTCTCCCCGAACGCCAGGCCGACGAGCTCCTTCCGGACGAGCTGGTTGATCGTCTTCCAGGTCGGCGAGAGCGTGGCCCGGATGAGCCGGTCGGTGATGATGATCGAGCGGGTCGTCGTTCGGCCTGGGAGCGCCGTCGTCGGGAGCCGCTCGAGGCGCTTCTTGAGGATCCGGGCGAGCTCGGGCTCGGACCTCGAGAGGATCGCGACGATCCGGTCCGCGAGCCCCTTCGAGAAGCGGAGGAGCTGGACTTGATGAACCAGGAGCGCGTCACGGATCGCCTCGTTCGCGGTGTTGTGGGCCACGTTCTACTCCTCGTCGTCGCCCTCGTTGCCGGCGCCTGGCGGAAGGTTGCCGGATCCTGGCGGCTTGCCGGCGGCGGCGATCGCGGCCTGGCGCTGGGCTTCCATCGCCGGATCCTCCAGGTCGCCCTCGAGGCCCAGGCCGTCGCCGCCCGTGTCGAAGGCGTCCATGTCGGCCTCTTCCTCGATCTGTTCGAGCTCCTCCTCGAAGGTGAGCTCGGTGTAGTCCTGATTCCGGAGGATGTTGTGGACCGACTTCCAGGAGAGCGGGACCTTCGACTTCTTCGCCGTCGCGTAGGCGATGAGATCCTTCGGGTCCTGGGTCTGGTCGATGAAGTCGAGGTTCGGCTCGACCTTGACCTCGTCCGGGTTCGCTCCGACCCAGATCGCCGCCTGGCGGAGGGCGTTCTCGAGTCCGGTCGCCGCCGTCTGGGCGATCGTCTGGAGGGTCGCCGTCCTGGCCGCGACGCGGATCCGGAGGGTCTCGGCCGCCTCGGCTCCAGCGCCCGTCGAGAGGAGCTTCACGCCTTCCTCGCCGGCGCGTTGATAGTCGTCGTTGAGACTGAGCCGTTGTTGTTCGAGCGCCTGGGACTCCGGCCCGATGAACTTCGCGTCGCCGTTCTCGCTCGGGATGTTGAGGTAGGCGCCGGATCCGATGATCGGCTTCGCGTCGCCGGAGGGGTTCCCCTCCTCGCCCTGGTTGATGTCGTAGCCGGTGATGACGAGCGTGTCCTGGCCGGACATGAAGAGCGCGCTCCGATGATCGGCCTCGCCCCGGTAGATCGCGAGCGCCAGGTTCGCGAGGTTGATGAGCGGGACGTCCGCCGGCTGGCTGGCGAGGTCGGTCGTGTTGATGAACGTGAAGGGGATCTGGTCGAGGGTCTTCCCGCGGATCGAGGGGATGATCTCGGTCTGGCGATTCCCGTCGCGCTCGACGAAGGTCGTGTAGATGTTGCCGGCGGTCCCCAGGGAGAGCGCCCGATACCTGGGGACGAGGTTCCAGGTGAAGAGGTCGCCGGTGTCGCGCTCGAAGCGCGTCTCGTCGAGGACCGTCATGAGGAGCTGGCGGAGAGCTTCCGGCCTGGCGTCGTCCTGGAGTTGTTTCGGGTCGTTCGTCTTCGTGAGGTCGTCCCAGTTGAGGATCTGGGGCGCCGGATAGGGGACGATGATCGGGAGGTCCCGGTTCGGATCCACGTCCAGGAGGAGCCCGAGCCGGCCGTAGAGGAGCTGATTCATGTGGATCCCGCGGAGGAGATCGTTGAGGCTCTCGCCCTTCGCGGTCGCGATCTCCCTCATGTCCTCGAGGGCTTCGGGGAGCTCGATGTTCGCGGCTTCGCGGTCGAGGATCCCGGTGAGAGCTCGGACCGTCTCCTTGACGATGTCGGGGAAGAAGGCG